CCTAAAACTAAAACTTTTGACATAAGAAGCAAGACAAAGAGGACTGAACTATTAAAAGATTTTTTCGGTGATAGTGTCGAAGAAAACATTACTAATGATGTAAACAATCTTTTTTCAAACTATTTAGACAGTATACCAGAAGATTTGTCATCTACAAACAGCAGCTACTGGACTATACATGATTTAAGTTTTGACAATACTTTTTCTTACGGAAAAAACAATATAGTAAATTTTGATAATTTGAGCGGCGTCATTGGATTGTTTGGAAATAATAGAGCAGGAAAATCTTCTATACCGGGTAGTTTAATGTACTGCTTATTTAATAGCACTGATAGAGGCTCAATTAAAAATCAAAACATTGTTAATATAAGGAAAGGCAGTTGCAAAGCCACAGCGAAAATTTCTGTTGGACAAGAAAAATACTTAATAGAAAGATCTACAGAAAAAAAGTCAGATAAAAAAGGAAAAATAAGTTCTACAACTAGCTTAACTCTTAAAAGTTTAAGCGAGGATAGTAATCAAACTGAAGAGCAGAGGAGAGAAACCGAAAAGTTGGTGAGAGACATAATTGGAACGCCTGAAGACTTTTTGTACACATCTTTTGCTTCTCAAGGCGAAATGAATACTTTTATTAAAGAAAAGTCGAGCGCTAGAAAAACTGTTCTTTCTAAGTTCTTAAAACTTGATCTCTATGAAGAGCTATACAAAAAGTCAAGAGAAGACTATATAGTTCTTAAAAACAAGCATAAGAATCTTGAAGAAAAAAACTGGAACAGTCTTATAGAAGAATGTTACATCAACATAAGAAACAACACTTTAGAGCAAACCAAGACTAGAGACACATTAGCCTTGTTAAGGGAGAAAGAAGTAAAAACCAAGGTTGATCTAAGTAGCTTAGAGAAAAACCAAAAATTACACCCATCAGGCTTCTCACTAGAAAGTGCAACAAAAGAAAAAGAGTATCTTGAAAACAGGATTAAGACAAACAGACAAGCTATTTTAAATTTAGAAAAAGAAGTAGAAAATAACAATAGCGTTATTGAAAAAATAAAAGACTTCAAAGAAAGCTTTTCTATAGATGAATTAGAAGATCAAAAAAGAAAACTTAGTATTCTTAAACAAAAACTCAACTCAAACAAAAGAAATCAAGTTTTTGTAAATGAATCAATTAAAAGAAACAAAAACAGCTTGCAAATACTTGAAGAGGTTCCTTGTGATGAAACTTTTTCTGAATGTAAGTTTATTAAAGACGCGTATGCTTCTAAGGATAATATTAAAAAGCTAAATGATGAAATTAAAACTATAGAAATCAACGTTCTGGAAATATCAACAGCTGTAAGAAATATTGAAAAAGAAAGTATAGAAGAAAAAATAAAAAAATTCAACAGTGTCTTAAACAAAGAGTATAAAAATACTGTTGATCTAGAAAGAAATAAAGAAAAAATTATTGTCATTAAAGATAAAATCTTGCTAGACGTTGAAAAACTAAATAATCTAGAAGATGTTGTAGTTGAGTTAGAAGCTAGTAACAATGATAGTTTAAATGAAAAAGTCAAAACATTTAAACAGGATCTAAACCAGATATCTTCTAAGATATACGACAAAGAATCTTTATTAGTAAAGCACAACAAAGACAAGTATGAGATTGAAAACAAGATTAAATCCCTTAACACGGAAAAGGAAGAATATCTAGAAGTAGTTGAAAAATGGAAAACATACGACTTGTTTTCATACGCTGTCTCTAAAAAAGGTATACCTGCAATGCTTATAAACAATAGCTTGCCTTTGATAAACAAAGAAATTAATAAAATTCTTTCAAGCGTTGCTACGTTTACTATTATTCTAGAAGACGATGGTACAAGTTTAAATGTTTATATAGACTATGGTGACTCGAAAAGAATTATCGAATGTGCAAGCGGAATGGAGAAAATGATTACTTCTATAGCAATTAGAGTAGCGCTTATTAATATTTCTTCTCTTCCAAAGTCAAATATTTTCATAATAGACGAAGGATTTGGTGCGCTAGATGATTCAAACATTGAAGCATGTTCTAGATTGCTGACAAGCTTAAAAAAATATTTTAAAACAATATTAATAATTTCTCACGTTGATTCTATTAAAGATATTGTTGATAAAAACATAGAAATAACTAGAAAAGGAGCAGACTCTTATGTCTACTGTGCTTGATCAAAAGTGGGAAAAAATAGATGACCGTGAAGAAGAGGCTTTTTATAAAGGCATGAAATTTATTAGACCTATAGGCGATAAACCGTTGCCTTTAGACTGTAGTTTTTGTAAGAAATTGATATCTACTATTGAAGATGTAGAGAAAATGAAGAGTAAAAATATTTGCTTTACTTGCTATGATTTGTACTACTATCCTAATAAAGAAAAATGGGATAAAGGCTGGCGACCAAATAAATAACTAATATTAGTTAATAATTATATAATAAAAAAAGGAAAAACCATGGAATATGATTTAGTTATAAGCATAGGAAATGCAATTGATAACGTATACAACAATTATTCTGAAGACGGTTCTAGAAAAACTGTAGCCAAATTGTCGGGCGAGTGTATGCATGTTAGCTATATGACAATATTAAATTCTGCGAGAGAAGCTGATTTACATATGCAAATAGCTAATCTTAAAAAAGAATCAGATGAAATGATAAAATCTAGGCTTAAAACAATAAAAGAAGAATTTAAAAATTCTGCTGGAAGATCGCTAAAAGCAAAAAAAGTAGACGATAACTGTGACTTTGAAACACTTACAGTCAGCCCTTTCAGCCCTTTTAGGAAGCTTAAGTTTACTTGTACATATATTTACGAGGTAAAATAAATGGCACAAGTTAAATCTAAAAACGGCCAGATATCTGAAATAATCAAGTGTGGCAAAGATCCTGTATACTTTATGAATAGATACTTGAAGATACAGCATCCACTCAAGGGCCTTATTAGATTTAACACATTTCCATTTCAAGATGAATGTGTAAAAGACTTTAACGACAATAGGTTTAACATTATTCTTAAATCCAGACAGCTCGGTCTATCAACTTTAGTTGCTGCTTATGCTGTTTGGCAAGCTGCTTTTTATAAAGACAAAAATATATTGATCATTGCTACAAAGTTAGCTGTAGCTCAAAACTTCATAAGAAAAGTTAAAACGTATATTAAATCAATGCCTCCTTGGCTACTAGTGCCAATAATTACAGCAAACAATAAACAACAAGTAGAGTTTTCAAACGGATCTCAAATCAAAGCAGTCCCTACGTCAGAAGACGCAGGCCGTTCAGAAGCTCTTTCTCTCTTAATTGTAGACGAGGCTGCTTTCGTAAGAAACTTTGATGAATTATGGATGGGTCTGTATCCGACACTATCAACAGGTGGTCGTGCTATTCTTCTTTCTACACCTAATGGTGTTGGTGGTCAATATCACGAAATATACACAAAAGCTGAAAGAAAAGAAAACAAGTTTAATCCTATAAAACTGTTATGGGACGTGCACCCTGAAAGAGGTGACGAGTGGTTTGAAAAAGAAACTAAAAACATGTCACAAAAACAAGTTGCGCAAGAGCTTTTATGTGACTTCGCTTCTTCAGGCGATACGTTTCTTGCTAATGACGTTTTAGAGAAAATCAGGGTTCTAACAAAGCAGCCTATAGAAAAAAGTGGTCCTAATAATAATATTTGGTATTGGGGATATCCTCTTGAAGGTGTAACTTATACGCTTTCTGCAGACATTGCAAGAGGCGATAGCGGAGACTATTCAACGTTCCATGTTATTAATAGTAAAAACATGTCTATTGATTGTGAATTTAAAGGAAAAATTCCTCCGGACCAGTTTGCATCTTTGGTATACGACGTCGCAAAAAGATTTAATAACGCGATGGTATGCCCAGAAAACAATGCTTATGGATATACTATGCTTGTTAAACTTTCAGATCTCGGGTATGAAAATATTTATTTCTCTAAAGAAAAAGAAAAATACCAATATCTCTATGGTGACGCAACAAACATTGCAAAAGCAGGATTTACTACGAGTAAAGAAAGCAGAGATAAAATTCTTGCTAATTTAGAAGAAAGCTTAAGAAATGGAAGAATAAAAACATATTCTCAAAGATTATATCAAGAGCTTAAAACTTTTATTTGGAATGGTAAAAAAATTACTGCAATGAAAGGTTACAATGACGATTTAATAATGTCAGTTGCTATTGGTTGCTGGCTAACAGACAGTAATTCAAATTCATATAATGTCACGCAAATCCATCAGGCAGATGCTATCTTGAAAGGAATGGAGATAAATAATACAAATATTGATAAAACTGTTATGTCTCCTTTCTATAATAACAATCAGAACGCTGTCAACCCTTTTGTGCCAGTGTTTATGCCTCAAACTAGTTTTAGTGAAAATAAAAATAGACAGCCTACGCCTAGAAATCCTTTAGGCGACTTAAGTTGGCTAATAAGGAAATAAAATGTCAGACAAAAACAACAGCAATTTATTTAAAAAATTAACGGACTTATTTAGATCAGGTCCTGTTGTTAAAAGAAAAATTAAAAATCTAGAAAAGAAGTCTTCGTATTCAAAGTCTTCCTTGGAAGTGTTTAAAAAAGCGCATAGCGATGTTTATAATAGTACACTAAGGGCATACGGGTCGTATGACCGGATGGCAAGATATTCAGACTTTTCAGAAATGGAAGGCACACCCGAGATTTCTTCTGCTTTGGACATTTATGCAGAAGAGTGTGTTTCGCCAGATGCTGAAGGAACTATATTAAGCGTCTATTCAGAGAACTCTATGATTAAAAAGCTTCTAAATGAGCTTTTTTATGATGTATTAAACGTTGACTTTAATTTAGCCATGTGGGTTAGAAATCTTTGCAAGTATGGAGACTTTTTTCTCT